ATGGCTAAAGTGATGCGCGCAATTATCGTGGGTGGAGGCATTGGCGGTGCAGCGACTGCGCTCTCGTTGGCTCGCCAGGGGATTAAAGTGATGTTGCTGGAAAAGGCGCACGAGATTGGTGAGATTGGGGCGGGCATTCAGCTCGGACCCAACGCCTTTTCCGCGCTGGATAGCCTGGGTGTGGGCGACGTTGCACGCGAGCGCGCCGTCTTTACCGATCACATAACCCTGATGGACGCGGTAAACGCCCAGGAGGTAGTGCATATTGAGACCGGGCAGGCATTTCGCGATCACTTTGGCGATCCCTATGCGGTTATCCATCGGGTGGATATCCACGCATCCGTCTGGGAAGCGGTATTAACCCATCCGGATGTGGAATACCGTACCTCAACGCAGGTGGTGAGTATCAGCCAAACGACGGATGATGTGACGGTATTTGATGAGCAGGGCAATCGCTGGACGGCGGATATTCTGATCGGCTGTGACGGCGTGAGATCGGTTGTGCGCCAGTACCTACTGGAGGATGCGCCGCGGGTGACCGGACATGTGGTTTACCGCGGCGTGATTGATTGCGATGAGATGCCGGAGGATTTACGCATTAACGCGCCGGTGCTGTGGGCGGGGCCGCACTGCCATCTGGTGCACTACCCGCTGCGCGGGGGGAAGCAATATAACCTGGTGGTGACGTTCCATAGCCGTCAGCAGGAGGAGTGGGGGGTGAAGGACGGCAGTAAAGAGGAGGTGCTCTCCTATTTTTCCGGTATTCACCCGCGTCCGCGTCAAATGCTGGATAAGCCGACCTCGTGGCGCCGCTGGTCAACCGCCGATCGTGAGCCGGTGGAGAAATGGGGCAACGACCGTATCACGCTGGTGGGAGATGCAGCACACCCGGTGGCACAGTATATGGCGCAGGGAGCCTGCATGGCGCTGGAGGATGCGGTAACGCTGGGTAAAGCGCTGGAAGAGCATGGAGGGGATGCGGCAAAAGCGCTTGCTCTGTACGAGTCGGTACGTATTCCACGCACGGCGCGCATCGTCTGGTCAACCCGTGAGATGGGCCGTGTTTATCACGCCGCAGGCGTTGAGCGCCAGGTGCGTAATCTGTTATGGAAAGGCAAATCTCAGGCGGAATTTTATCGCGGAATGGAATGGCTGTATGGCTGGAAAGAAGAAAACTGCCTGCAGCCGCGCTGAGAGAGAGGCCTTGCCCGGGCCTCCGCTAGCGCATGGGCCAAACCGGTGCGGCCTAATCCTCTCAATATGCAGACGAAAAAAAACCTGCTGTAACAGCAGGTTTTCTTAAATTTGGTCGGCATGAGAGGATTCGAACCTCCGACCCCCGACACCCCATGATACCGTTTGAAATTCGCTGAAAGCCGCGCCAGTACTGGGTTTTAAGTCATTTCACTGTTTAAACAAACAGTGCATTTTGTGCATAACTTGGCTTATAAACATCAACAAGTTAGGGACGGTTTTGCCATCTACCCTACAGAGATCTCCCCATGCGGGACAACAACCCAATCGATGTGATTCTGGGTGTAGATTTTTGTAGATTTTGCGTCGCTATGTGCCATTCGACCTTGTGGATCTATCCCTTGGTTGTCAAAAAGGTGAGCTGCTAAAGCACGTATCTCATGGAATGTCGGCCGTTCTTCCATTTCCAGGTGGTCGCATAACCCAAGCTGATCGCGCAATTTGGAAAAAGAGCGACTGAGGTAATCAGGCGCCACCTGGGTCGGGTGAGCAACTTCTTTGCTGCGTTTCACGTTCCGATCAGGTATGCGATGCACAACATATGGGCTAGCTACATTGTCTCTACTTTCCTCGATGATCTTCTTCAAAACCTCCCCGATCGGAATAGCAACGTGTGAAGCCTCTTTCTTTTGTACTTTTTGCCGGTGAATATATAGTGTTCCGTAAATACCATTCACGGGCTGTTCCCACCAAACGCACCCACAGATCCCATTCTTTGGTTCACGGATAGAATATCGGATCCGGGATACCTCAAGGCGAGCATGTGTTGTCTGTAATGCCAGATCCATGGCTGTTCGTAACCATGGCAATGCTGCGTTGCGAATAGCCAAGAAATGCTCCAGGGATAAGCGCTGTCTCTTTTTCTCATCTGTTCTTCGCATTTTCTTACGCGTGGCCGGGTTATCCAGCATTAACGATTCATCTACAGCGTAACTGAATAGTTTCTTTAAGAAGCTGACCTTTCTGTTTTGAACGTTGGCTGACGCTTCCGCATGGTATTCTTTTATATAAGCGTTGACATGCTCCAGTTCGATATCACATGCCGGTATATTTACAAAAAATTCTTTCACCCGCTTGGCATCATTATTCCAATCATCTTTTGTATTGTCGGATGGACGTTCATCTTCAATGGCTCTCGCCATTATTCTATCTACATGCTCGGCGAAGGGGAGAGCTTCACCTTGTATACCCCCAGACTCCCTGATAAGTGAGTCTATTGATATTGCATTTTCTGGACGCATTCTGTTGTTGTATTCGCGTGCAATATCGATTGCCAGTGCCCGATCTTTACCCAGCGACTTGCGTTTTCCCGTGACCAGAGTGAAGCGGTAAACACCAGTGGCTTTATCGAAATAAAGTTGATCTGGTAAATGCCGGTTTTCCCGCCGGCGCGGACGGGCGGCCATTAAGACTCCCTAATCAGTTGGTCAACAGCATGGGAAACTTTAGATTGAACTCCCCAACGCTCAGATGAATAAACATATGACATACCGTCTACTACCTTCCCTCTAACTTTGCCGTTTTCAATCCAACGCTTGACAGTGCGTTTATCTGGGATTGAACCTTCTTCAAATTCACGAGCGAGCCATTTGCTTGCGCGCATTAATTTATCGGCCATGATTTTTCCTCCACACAATAGGCCCGCTGCAACGGGCCGTTAAAAATTTACAGGTCGTCCGACTGCTGGTGGGGTGATAGCAATCTCTGGTGTATTGCTGAAACGTATTGCGCCTGGTGTATCGCGTCGGCCAGGGCGTTATGACGTTCTCCGCTGAACGGCAGATCGCGTTTCGGATCGAATCCAATCCGCCGGCCGAGGTTCACAATGGTGCGCACGTCCAAATCGTTGAACCAGTTCCAGCATGGCACCTTGCTGCAGCGCTCGTAGGATTCACGCAGAATGACGTTGTCGAAAGCTGCACCATTGCCCCAAACCTTCAGGTACTTCGGCTGCTCGCCGCTGCGGGTGACAAAATTGGTCAACGCATCGAGGGCTTCAGCGATGGGTTTTGCCTCGTCACTGGTGATCGCCGCTCGGGCCTCGCTGCTTTGTTTCAGCCACCAGTTGATGGTATCGCCATCGGGAACGGCGCCGGCGGCTAGTTCGCTTGCCAGATTTACCGCGGTATAAAACTGCGGTCCCAGCTCACCCGTCATAGGGTTAAAGAACACGGCGCCGATCGCCACGATGGGCGCTTTTGGTCTATTTCCCATGGTTTCGAGATCAATCATCAGATCATTCATTGTTTTTCACCTTTAGTTGGTGCTGCAGGTAATGGCATCCAGTGAGTAATTTCCCGGCCTTCGCTTGGCACGCGCGGGAATTCATCGGGATAAAGCTCACCATCTTGCATTTCCGCACAGTAGATAATCCCACCTTCCTGGCACACCAGAACGACATCGCCTTCTTCTGGCATCCGATCCTCGCAGGAAACCCAACCATCCGGAATTTCCGGAGAGTTCAACTTGTAACCGCTACTTACAGATTGAACCAGCATTGCGGCGCGGCAGGCGCTCCAGATCTCCTGAGCATCGTCATCATCGAAAAGATCGTCCGCATGCATGTTCATCAGGAAGCGCACATGCTCTGGACATTTCTCCGGCACTGCTGGCGCTGGCGGGGCGGTGAAAAGTTCGGTGCCATGCGCCAGGTCTTTGCCGCCGTTTTGCCAACAGATGCCGCCGCTTGCAGCTGGGCGACGATCAACCAACGCCACCGGCTGGGCCTCCCAGTTAGCTAATTTACGGAGATCCATTTCAATTTCGTTTGCCCAATCCTGCCAATCCTGCGGCAATCCGCCTTTCGCACCGGCGATATGATTAGCCAAGCCATACAGTTCTTCTTTCATGCATCCCCCCTCAGTCCCAGCACAATGTTGATGCGAAATAGGCACCCCGGCACGGCGTATCACGCGGGTGGTTCCAACTGCCGTAACCATCTTGTCCGCCAATTGGGCTGGCCTTATACCAAGATTGGTAATATCGAACGTTGCGTGCCCACACTTCCGCAAAATCGCTATCGATCACGTTTTGGCTTACCGCTGCATGGATAATATCGGCCTCGGTATAGTCGCCGCGCATAACCAAAAATCGGCAATCGTCAGATGTCAGATAGTCAACTTCGCCATCTCGCAGGCCTTTATTTTCTGGCTTGCTCAGTCCGCTCATCACTCGTCATCCTCATTGGCCATAACCAGCTGCGTATCGTCCGGTACTTCCATGGTAAGCTGGACGCTGTAACCTCGATCATGCATGGAGTATGAGACAGGCCAAGCTGGCACTGGCACGTCTTCGCCAACTTGACAAAGCCCAATAGCCCAGCAACCTTCATCGGTGTAGGTTGCGACAATCAGCACTTCGCCTTCGGCAGATTTCAAGTGATAGATCCCCAGCTCGTTAAAGCAGCCGATCTCTTCACGTATCGCACCCTCAACCTCAAACAGATCATCGCTGGCGCCATAAAAATTCAGTGTCTTGCTCATCAGTAACCCCCGCGGCGCGTGGCCAGCCGAATACGTTGATAAATTTCACCTGCGTTGCTGCGCTCTTCTCCCAGCTCGCAAGCACAGAAATAGGCATAGGCTGCTTTTTCACATGCCTGGTGAGCGTCGATAAATTCACGTTTCAAAGCTTCGGTATGGTGCTTTTCAATCAGATTCCGTAAGGCATCAGGATCCTTTTCAACAGGCCGCAGCCAGTAGCAAACCGGGCCGTCCTCTGTATCGTGGATTGAAGCAATAAACCATCCATCGCCCGCGGGCGGGGAGGGCTCCCAATCGCTAATATCGCCGTCCCCGGATTCATAGGCATCGATCTGTTCGGCAGAGGCATGATTTTCCATCCACTGCAGCGCGCCAGTGACGCGGTTTGCTTCCTTCCACGCCTCAAATTCACCAGGTGCGCCATATTCCGCGCCATTGGCCGGCACAAAGTAATCCGGGTGCGTCCAGTAGCCGTACTGGTCGCGCTGTGGTTCAACTGCGGTGATCAATTTGCTCATGATGTTGTCTCCTGCAGCCGGCGGATCCGGCCGTAATATTCGCCTGAGTTCCAGAACACGACTTTCATTCCGGGCTCTACCTGGTTTTCGAATCGCCGCGGCACGAACCACATGACGACGGCTTTCTTTACAAAGACGCTGCTGACGATTTGGGTGCTGACGCGCTTAGCCATTGCCAGCCCCCTTTACGAAGATGATCCAGTGCGTCTTATCGTTCTTACCGGTGCGTTGCCAGATAGCCGGTTTCTCGTCTGTGAGAGCGATGATCTGGCTAACCGGTATCTGGGTTTCGTTCCATTTGAAGATCAGCACGCCGTGTGGCCGCAGCACGCGGAAGCCCTCAGCGAACCCGGCACGCAGTTCATCGCGCCATGTTTCGCGATCGAGCTTCCCGTACTTTTTGCCCTGCCAGCCGTTGGGGCCGACGCGCTCTAGGTGCGGCGGATCGAACACGACAACAGGGAAGCTACCGTCTGCAAACGGTAGCGCGGTGAAGTCGGCGATCAGGTCAGGGGAGATAACCAGTTTCCGACCATCGCACAGGGTGTGGCTCTCGCTGCGCTTGTCGCTGAATACAGCGCGCTCGTCCTGTTTGTCGAACCAGAACATGCGCGGGCCGCAGCACATATCCAAAATGCTTTTGCCGTCGAGTGCTGGCATCACCGGGCGTTCTTTCATACTTCCTCCCGCTCTGGTTGGACGAGGTCGTAGTACTGGCCATAGGTCAGCTTCTGGAATTCTTGAGGGATGATCACGTCGCCGTGTCCAACCTCGCCGTCGCGCGATTTCGTGTTCGGGATGGCAAACAGCAGGCAGTCATCCCGCCCAGGGCAGAGGCCGCCGTAGGTGCTCAGCATGGGAATGCCTCTGGACGTACCGGTACCGAAGCCGGTACGCATGAGGCCGTAGTGGTTGATGATGTAGGCCTGCCACGGCGGCAGATCTGCCAGCGCGCTGTTTGCCTTGGCGATCGCCGCATCCAGCTGCTTGTTGAACTCCCGTCCTTCCTTGGTGTTACCCTTTCCTCGGGCGATGACAACCGGAGCATCTTTGAAATAAGTACGATGCTTGATGGTGATCTGGCACGGGAATTCATGATCAGCAGGCCACGCCAAGTTACATACGCGGCTCCCTTTGTCACCGAACCCGTATGAATTGGTGTGCGCTACCGCATCGAACTCGGCTTGCAGCCCGGCGATGATGGCTTGGCGCTTGGCGTCGATTGCTTTAAAGCCCTCGACCAGCGCCTTAACGGCCGGCCCCTCTACTTTGAAATGGTCGTAGTGCTTGGCATTATCCGACATGCTATTTGTCCTCCTGGCGCCGCGCCGGGATCACTCCATCTACTGGCAGGCATTCATATTGCGGTGGAAGCTGTTGCTGGTGGATATCCGCCAGACAGTTACTTTTGTCGGGGTACACCCAGCCCTGCGGCACGAATTCGCATGGCTGGTACGTGTAGCAGACGAGTAGGAACAGGCCGAACATTACACGCCCCTCTCTGAGGTCAGCTGGTGGAATCGCTGCAGGAACATCGTGCGTGCCTGCACTGGATTTACCGGTGACACGAGAAAATCTTCGGATGGGCTGATCCCTTCGAGCATCGGCCACGGCGTGCCGTCGTCAATATCGAGATCGCGGCGCTCGGTTGCTAACATCACCAGATCGGCATTTTTAACGATCGGGCTGGTTGTGGCTGGGAGGCCAAATTTATATCGGATAACAAAATCAATGTTATTTTCGATGCCACGATAGTCAGGTATTAATTTTTTGAGCGGTGATGGAATATCTTTGCAATAAGCTTCATGAGCATCATGCAATAAAGCTTCAAGAGCAAAGCTTGGTGGCACGATCTGGCTTGCAATAAAGCAATGCTGTGCCACGCTGTAGAATTCAGGAAGATGGCCATTGAAACGGCATTCATGTGATAACGCTTGAGCGATATCTTCAATGCAAATATCGTCTACGTTTGGCGCTGCGTAATCAAAACGCTTGCCAGTAAAGGTTAAAATCCAAGACATAATTATTCTCCACACAGTTTTTGGCAACACTTCACCAAATACCCCATTGCTGGGGTATTTGAGGCTGCATTACATATTGAATTAAGCTTTAAATTTACCGATGAAGGTTTCTACTTCTACGCCGTCAAACTTGCTGGTCAGCAGGTCGCGGAATTCGACCGCGATTTCTTCTTCTGCTTTTTCCAATTGCACGATGCGTAATACCAGGATCGGTTTGTCATTGGTGATTATGCTATAGCGCAGTTTGAATGGACGCTCGCTCAGACCTTCATACGGCACGCATTTGAACTCAAAAGCGGCTGGCATAACGTCTTTGCTTTTGGCTTCCACGCTTTCCATGAGTGAACGTTTACCGCTGAAATCGTTCTCTTCATGGTCAGAGGTGGAGACGGACTCAATAGTGATGCGTCTGACAGCACCAACGGCTTGCTTAATATCGAGTACAACGCCATCAGCATCGAACGCGGTAAGGAAGTCACGGTTGTCTTCCAGCCACTCTGCCAGTTCTTTTTGGCCTTGCTTGCGGCCATTGATATCGAGCAGCCCGGAGAATGGGGCCGTTTTTTTCAGGGTGATCGAGGCTTTATTATCAGCATGGCCGGGTTCGTCCAGCGTGCCGATGTTGAAGATCGTTTCGGCCTGCATACGATCTGCATCGATGAAGCAGCACACGCCTTCGCCTGCATATTGGGTAGAGTATTTAACAAAATCGGGAATGCTGGTTGTGTCCATACTCCCACGGAAGCGGAAGCGCAGATCGTGATAACGTTCGAGACTTTCAACGTTTACATCTTTTGGTAAAACAGCGATCGGGCAATCAACATGATTAAGATCTTGGATGAATGCAGCGCCGATAGCCAGATGCTTAATTTGCTCGATGGCTGTGCCGTCTAATTGTGACATATTATTTAGTCCTATTGATTAATGGTTGACGAGATCGCGAAATTATTGCGCGACTTTTAATTTACCGTCGGGCTTCCCGCCAACAGTAAATAATTGCCCTTGATCTTCCTGCAAAATAGTCAGCTTGCCGCCCTTACCAACATACATTGGCGTTTCGGTGGTATCTTCCTCTGACACTTTGCCACGCGGGGTAGGGGTTACAAATTTCAGTTGGTGCTTAATACCGACCCGCTTTTCTTCAACTGAATTACTCAAGCGGTCAATATCAAAGGTGATAACGATCTTCCCTTTGCCGCCATTGTTGAGAACACCCAGGGCAGTAGCGTTTAAGGCCGCTGAGATTTTATTTTGAAACACGCCAGCATCCAGTTCGCCCAGAAAGTCCGGCACGTTGGTCTTGCGGTCATCACTCAT